AGTACCAGTTGGGTAAGAAGATCTCTGAACAACAACAGGGTCAGCTACAATATCACAATTGTCAGCAACGATGAAGTCAGCAGTGGTAGCAGGACCTTGGTAAACGAAAGTACGGAAGTACATTCTGTCATATTCCCAAGGGAATGCAGCAATATCGCAAGGCTGGCCATACTTGGTAAGAGGCTTACCAGAAATACGAAGGATAGTTCCACCTACGTTTTCGAAAGTATAGAAATCAGACAATGTGATATTGTCAGGGTTGTTACCAGGAGCAGCAAGGTTCAACTGATAGATGAACTGGTTGATCAATGCGTTAGTGTTAACATCAGCACAAGGATCAGCACCACAATCACAGCAAGGAGCTTGTACAGTTACTGAACGGGTGAAACCGTTGAAGTACAAGGTGTCAAGATAACTAGAGTGTCCTCTTAGAGTAAGAGTCACAACTTCTCCACACTGTACATTCCAATTAGTCACATCAGTGATTTGGACAGCAGGAGTACCGCAACCTGATACTTTGTACCATTCAGTTACGTTAGATGAGCAACCTGAACCAGAAGGGCAACCCTTGATTTTATCAGAACGCTTAGAGCCTTGTAGGTAGGTGTTTTGTCTACCTTGAGCTACATAGAAGTATGGAGCAGCAGCAATATTGCCAGCTGTAGCCACACTGTAATCGTTTCTGAAAAAACCAACTTGACCAGCAGTTAGATCCTGAGTAGAACCAGTGCTAGGGAGCGAAGTTTGCCCTACTGGAACTACAAAAAGGGTGGTTAACGAGAAATCAGCCATTTTTTTGTTTGTTTGTTAAGTTTATTTATTCATTTGTTTGTATTCTGAACTGGGCACTTTGTACCGCAGCTGCATTCTCTGTATACATTGCTAAGTTCTGGACAGTTAAATCAACTAACTCGTCTTCCAGATAAGCTTCAAGTTCGCAATCAACGTCTGTTGAGGGTTGACCATCAAACCTGATGTAGCCTGTCTTATCAATGTAGATTGGATATCTCATATAAGAGATGTATATCGCAGTTGGAGTGAACGTTCCGTCAGTGAATATACTAATTTCATCTGAAGAGATAAAATTAAATGTCTCTTGATATTCGAAAGATGGTCTATAGTGAACGTTGTTCAATAAGAACTGCAAATCACCATGTTTTGCCAAATCTTTGTTTATCCAAATTTGTCGATCCTTGCACACTCCCTTGTCAGCTAAAACATAGCTGTCAATGTAAAACATGTATTTTGGATCAAGTAAATCAATATCAGCTGCCCACTGATTTAATGTTTCGTTCTTGAGGTGGAGGTTTAACTTACCAGCATTGTAATTAATTACAAGTCTTTGTAGGTCTTCGTAACGCTTTTTAAAAGAGTCCAACCCCATACCACTAACAACACTAAATCCATCAACCTTCTGTTTGATTAACTTTATTTGCGCTTCGTTAAGCGCAAGTATTTTATCTTCTAGTTGAATCTGCTGATGCTCATTAGTTGATAGTTTATTTAGTTTTTGATCAATCTTATATAATAAACTATCTACAGGTATCATACAGAAGCGAGTTTCTTAGATTTCAACTTTTGTTCTAGAGTGATTAGTTCGTCCTGATTATCATCGTTAGCCAAGAACTTCACCAATTCCTCTTCGTCTTTTGCTAGTTCAAATTCGCCTTCAAAGACACGTCCACTGGACTTAACTCTGTAAACTGAATGTGCAATAGCTTGCTTAACCAAATCTTTGATATGGAGTAAATTTTCCTTCATGTCTGCAAATCTGTTAAACACTTCGATTGTTGACAATCCTTGGTATTTACCAGACTTGAATTCAGTCTGCTTGAGAATATTATCCACTTGATTATATACAAAATCTTCTTTGGAATCTTCTGTAACTGGAAGTCCTAGAAGTCTTGCAACTTTTCTTTTCTTCTCAGGAGACATTGTATCAAACTTGGAGATTGCCTTGTTGATCAATTGTTTCTTCTTGAAGATTACAGCATTTTCGATATCATCATCTACAACGTAGAATTGTGTATCTGCTGGATAGTCACCTCTTTCCCATGCTTGGTAAGAACTAGCAACTGTTGGATGAACTCTCAACCAAGAGAACGCAAGTTCTTGAAAAGGTACTGTTAAATCGAAGTAGTTATCACCATCAAGAAGTTTTACAGTTTGCACATGAGTAGTGTCATCTGTAGACTTTGATAAGCCGTAGTTCCAGAAAATAGCTCTTGGTCCAAGATCTATTCCTCCTAGAGCATCTTCAAGCTTCTTTCTTAGCTCTGTTACACGTTCAACTTCTAGCTCACGCTCTGTAGGATCAGCAATTCTTTTGATGTAAGCAGCATCAGCATCTAAGCCTGTTCTGTATCTTCCATCAAGTTCCTTGTAAGGATATTTAAAAACTCCAGTTCCTGGAATTCTAGATAGCCCTCTTTGTGATAATCCTCCTTGCATGGTTTGCATGCCAGAACTGTTGTACTCCTTCTTAATCGTGGAGATTTTCCCTAATTTACCCATTACGTAGTTATTTGATTATTATTGGTTTGTTTGCAGAGTGTGCCAATCAAATGGCTAGGCTCACTGACCTACACTCTGTTTTAAAGGGGAAAAAGTGCCCCTCGTTTTGAGGGGCTCTTTCCTATTAGAACTGTGGAATTTCTTCGATGAGAACAGTTCGTGACAAGTCTTCGATGAATACATCGCAACGATCTTGCATCCAGATTTCGTAGCCTGGGAATTTGTTGGCAGAAGACATACCCTGAGACTTAGCAAAGCCTAAGTGGTGTCTACGTCCATCAATGTAACCCCAAGTCATAGAAGGAGCACCCTTCATACGTACTTCACGAATGTTGTTAACCATAGAGCCATCAGACATTGGAGATACGTCAAATACCATGAACACAGGAGTTGATTTCTTGTTCTGTCCAAATTCCAAGTTGGATTGAGGAAGATCAAGTTCTTTCAAGTGGATAAGTTCAACACGACCAGTCTCACGAGTTACCATTGCATCGAATGCAAAGTTGTAAGTGATGTGCTGTCCTTCTCCTTGCATATATCTGTTTCCAGAATCTGCCATGAAAGTAAGACCAGAGTTCAAAGCATCTGCTTTAAGAGCCTGCTGGAACACATCGAAGCCAGCTTCGTTAGTGTACATTTTAACTCTTCTATCCTTAACATCCACACGTCTGTAGAACAAGTCTCCAAATACGGAACGGATAAGGTTTGCGGAGAATTCTCCACGATTGTATTGTACCAAGTTACCATTGTTACGCATTCTGTGGTAAACACCAGCAGATACACGCTTCAATTCTTGCTTAGATCCATTAGTTTTTACAGTGCCTGGCTTAGACCAGATCATTCGCTTCACCTTAAGTTCAAGCATTGCTTTTCTCAACATGAATTCTACGAATGGCTCCCACTTAACATCATTACGAGTTAGAGGAAGTTGGTTTCTACGCTGAGGAGCGTATACCAAGATATCAAGAGGTTTGCCAGAAGCATCACGCATAGTCTTATCATCAGCCCATGCAGTAACTTGGTGCTCGAAACCATATCCAGAACCAAGAGATTCGAACATAGTGATTTTCTCACCAAGTCTTGGTAAACCAAGAAGGTCCTGATCAAATTCACCAATTGCAGCATCAACCAATTCTAGTTCGATACCAATTTGCAAGAAGGTAGAGCTTACGAAATCCAAGATTGGGTTATCAGACACCAATGTGAAAGTGTAAAGAAAACCTGCATTCCATGGAACTGGATCTTTTACAGCATACCATCTTGGACCATACTGACGAGAACCTACAGAAACGATAGCGTTCTTAGAGAATTCGTTAGTGTCCAATACCACCTGAAACTCCTGGCCATCAATACCTGGCTTGCTCAACTCAGCAGTAGAGCTAGGGATGTCGATGATTTTAGGGAATTTGTAAGGAACTTGAACGTCCCACTTCCAAGAATCGCTGTTGTTGTCGATGTAATAAGGAGTGGACTTGTTGATCATATCAAGGAAGTCATTGCTGTATAATGAGCTCTGAGTGTACAAGGAGATGATCTTCTTGTCATAGTCAGCTGGCTCAGTAGAGTGGAATGACTCCAAGTGATTTGAATCAGTTAGCTTTCCTACTGCACGCTTGTCCATTGACGCAACACGGGCATAGGTAAAGCCAGTTAAACCTGGGATTGTTTGAATTGCCATTGTTTTTTACTTTGTTTTATTTAATTTATAAGAACCATGAGTTCGCTTTTCCAGGATTGCCACCAGAACCAGGTTTTTTACTGGTCTGCCTTGCAACTTCCTCAAACAACTGGGTTGACTTCTTAGTCACTCCTGTTCTTTGTATGGTAGATAGCGTAGGATCTTTTTCCAAAATCTTAAGGAGAAGTCCCAGCTTAACTTTCATAGCGTGGTTCTCAGGTCTCTTAAGTTCCAGGATAGTCTTGTCAAAATCTGTCAGGGTTTCGCCTGAAGGAGTTTTGTACTTGTCTACCAAAAGGAAGTCTTGTAGTTCTGATGCCAATTTGGGGTTTAATGGAATTCCATCAAACTCCTTTGTTTTCAATTTGTCTTGTAGGACAGACTGAACGTTTTGTATATACTGATTTCGAATCATTGCTTTCTGCTGAAGATGTTGTTCAGCTTGTTGCTCCATCTGTTGCAACTTCACTGCTTCCTTCTTGACAAGCACTTTGTGATGCTTGCTAGCAACTGTTTCTAAATCACCGTAGTTTCTAAGCCTTTCAACTTCTGTAGTGATATCTTCATCATCGAATCCCTGGTCTGCTAGAGCTTGTTTGATTACTCTCACTTGATTGTCTTCGCTAGAAAGATCTAACTCAGCAAAGTTTACCACACTGTTATATACACCAAAATAATCTCTAGGGCTTACACCCTTTACAAATATGGCATCAAACGCTTTCTGGTAATCTTCTCCAAATTGACCTATGAAGTTGTCAACAATTTCAATTGCACCTTTTTTCTTTTCTGAATTGAACTTCTCCAAAAATTGTTCAGGAGTTTCAATTACAGCATCCTCTTCATCATCATCTTGTGTAAAAACACCAAGTTTGAAAAGGTCCTTTGATAAAGAAACAAATGGTGATTCTGCAACATCATCCTCTTCTTCCTCAGCTGCTGCTTTGGCTGGTGGTGTTACAACATCGTCTTCTGCTTCTTCTTCATCATCGTCATCTCCAAGAAAGTTTTTCAAAACATCTTGTTGAGTGGGTTCCTCACCATCTAGCTTCTGGACAACTTCTTTACCTTTTGATACTTCTGGTTTCTTAGGAGCTTTTGGTTCTTCTGCTGTCTTTACGATTGTCTCTAGTTTGTCAGGATCTTCTGTAGAAGTTTCTGGAGAGAATAAATCGTCCAACAGCTGCGTGTTACCTACTCCCATCTCCATAGTATCTTCAATACCAAAGTTACCAAATGACGGAGTGTCTAGGTTGTCTGCCATATATGTAGTTAATTATTTGATTGGTTTGTATGATATAAATGTACTTTCGTTTGTAAAATAATCAAATATAGAATAATCAAAATTGTTGTTTTTTTGACACGTATAGCATTAACATCAATTTTTCCATATTTTATTATTTATTATTGTTTTTAGACGCTCTGTTTGAAGCATTTATCTTAGCCACTTCAACATCATTTTTCATATTCTCTCTAGCAACATTTATTTTTTCTTTTTCAACCTGTAGCTTCTGCATAGATTGTAAGTTTTTAGATTGAATATCTTGCATCTTAAATTGATAATCTTGAGCTGCTTTGGTTTGTTGCATAGATAGATTAGAAATCTCTAATATATCAGCAGTTCCTGATTGATCAACATCTTGTGTTGCAGCTTCACCTTTTGCAGCAGCATTAATGAGAGCTATTTCTTTCTTATTAATTCTATCAAGTTCTTTCTGATAGTTTTCATTAGCCACTGCTTCTTGAGCTTGCTGTTGTTGAGCTTGTAGCTGAGCACTTGCAATTTGTTGTTGTTGCTCAAGCTGCTGCTGCTGCATTTGCATCTGCTGGTCTTGCAATTGTTGCTGACGATCTTTGAGATTTTTGAATGTCTTCTTCATCTCTCTCATAGACTTAGTAGAATACAATTCTATTACATCATATAGTGTGCCACCATTCTGAATGACAGCTTGAGATAGCTGACGAAGTTCATTAAACATTTGTGTATCTTCTGGTCTGTTAGTTACAAACACTTTAAGATCACGAAGCTTCAAATCATTACCATTAACTTGTATAAATGCGGATTCTCCCTCAGATGTAATGTATGATAGTGTAGACATGGGTTTAGCACTTTCTACATACTGTGCAGCATCTACAATAGCTTGATATAATTGACCTAATACATACTCGTGTGCAATAAATAGAGGCTCTGTCTGGGCGTATGACTGACTGACAGCTGTGTTGACACCTGTGGCAGATTCGCTCGCTTGTACAGTCCCTAAACGCTGTCTAGAGATGCCTATAAGTTCCCAACATTCATTCTTCAGTTGTAGAGCAAGATTATATCTAGACTGGATTTCACTAGTTCTAGTCAAATCTATGTTTCTTGCAATGGTAGTGTTCGAGACAGCAGCCTTTGTGTTCTCTGGGCTATCATCATCAAATATAATACCACGCTCTCTTGCTTCCATTTCCCATACATCTAGAGCATCTTGATCATCTCCATCTTTCAATCTAGGAACACGTCTAATGTTTACAGAAGCTACGTTACCAATTTCTTTTTCTAGTAGTTTGTAGAGCTGATTCATGCAAATGTTGTATAACACCTGGAATGGCTTCATTAAATCCACTAGTGATTTGGCTTCTGTGTTCTTCACCTCGTACGTAGTGCCTATAATAGGACAATAGTTAAGGATTTTAAGAGGTTTGATGTGGTAGATGTCTGGGCCAATCTTTGTTCCTTGATACCATTGGTTAATCCAACCCCATTCAAGAGAGATTTGTGTAGGAATGGTTCCTGATTTGTAGTTTTCATCTACAAGAACAGTTTGATCATTGCCCATTTCATCTGTATAGGTGAGCTTACCAATCTTTCTTTTACTAATCCAATATGATCTAACAACAACATACTTGTATCCAAATGTAGACACGTTTGTTGTTAGTCCTAAAAAGTCTTTTAGCCCATCATTATTCTCTTTCATCTCACTTTCAATCATCATTCTTGTCTGAAGAACAAGAGGATCAAATGTGTCATATTGAATAGAGTCAATGCCATCAGCAGCATTAGGATTACCAAGGTTGGATTCACGAACATTGATGAGTCCATAGTCTTGTAATGAGCTTCTTAGGTGATCAATCTCTTCTTTAGTGAGATCAGGGATAGATTCAATGATTTCAGAAAGTTCCATAACTTGCACAGTACCAGCAGCATACGCTCCTTGGTTTCTTCCTGTTGGATCAGAAATCCACTTTCTATCTGGTGTAGTGAGGAACCATGTATTCTTTGGGTTGGCCACTTCTATGTTAAATCCAAGCTTAGAGTTGTCTTCATAAATGTGATAGAACTCTCTAGCAGAGATAAGAAGATCTCTGAATGCATCTTCACTCTTTTCTTTGAGGTTGAATTCAGCTTTCTGGCATGTTAGAATGTGGTTAGCCCACTTTTCTGCTACAGAAGTGTAAGAATCTAGCTGATCCTTCACTTGCTCCATTGTCATTTGGTTAAGCTGCTCTTCGTCAATCTCCTCACCCTGCATAGCTACCTTCTGCATTATCTTCTGTCTTGCCTGAGAAAGAATAAATTCCTGAAGAACATCTGTTTTGAATTGCAGTTCTTCAGCTTGACTATCATCATCAAATGCCTTTACACGAAATGTATCTGGACGCTTAGATATTTCACCTACAAGGTTATTGATGGGAGTAGTTACAATAGAATAATGCTTAACATATGCTGGCAAACCTAAATCTGCTTGAAGCATCTCTGTAAAAGATTTTACATCTGGCTCCTGGTAAAAGTCTTCCATTCTCAGAATGCCTTTTACAAGGTCATAGTTTTTAACAAACGTGTCACGACTCTTCATGTATTCTGCATACGACTTGTTTGCAAAATAATCCATCGTGTTTTTTACCCAGCTCTCATCCTGCTTTTCTTTCTCTGTCTTAAATTGATCAGGGAAAATGTTAAGGTAGGCATATCGTATGGTTGCGTCCTTTGTATATCTAATGATTGCCATTATGAAAATAATTTATTTTTCCTCGTATTGAACATATTTTTAGAGCTGCTAAACAGCTTCCCACTCTTTAACTTTTTTGAATATAACGATTTAACTCGTTCATCACTAGTTCCTCCAATCTTTCCTAATATGGGGTCCATCTTAAGTGCCTGAGCTATAGCAAGTTCTGCTGCTACAATCCTATCGAAGTTTCCCTCATCGTTGTATTGGATGATTTCTTCAAGAAGCATTGGGTCAAATATCTTACTCACCCCTGTAACTTCTCTAGTTACAATGCCATTATCATCTTTCTCAGAATAAATAACATCTTCCATATATCTTTTCAACGATGTATGTAGATAGTCAATTATTTTCTGAGCTGATCTGTGAATTCCATACTCTCGTTTCACAGTAGTATTAGGAATCACTTCTAACAACCATTGTGGTTGCTTCTCTAGATAGTGTGCGTCACCTTTGCTTTTCATGTATTCAATGAACGAAATATCGTCATTTTCACAAAGAGCTCTAGCGTTGTAATATTTAATCAGTAATCTAGCCTGTTCTTCCCACGTTTCCTTCTTATCAGGTCTTGCACAATACGAAGCTACGAACATATCCTGATATTTTTCACCAGTGAGATCGTGCATTCTCTTGTAAATATACACAGAACCTAGTGAAGTTGAATACTTTGCCTGTCCTTGTCTATAGGGGTCAACTCCTGCAACGTATAATCCATAAGGAGGATTCTCTATAGGAAACTCATATATCACTACAGGAGCATCTTTTCTATCTGTACTCTTGAGAGGAAAGTTTGTAATAGGTAGGTTGTCTGTGAACTCATGTCCTATCTTTCCTTCGTCACTAAATAATATAACAGGTGTTCCTGTTCTTTCGTTCTGCAATAGTCTGATTTTCTGTCTCTTAGCAGCTTCTATATCAAAGATGTTAGTGTCTTCGTTTAGGAATATGTCATCCACCTTCTGTGGATAGTACATCTTCTCTTTTAGAAACGCCACTCTATCGCCAGCTTTCTTTAATCTTTCTAAGTTATCAGTGGTGATTTTGTCAGCTTTCTCTTCATTAGAAACCAACATCTTCACATTATGAAGATCGCTATTCTTAGAAGCTTTTACATATTCTCCTAATGTAGAATCTTCTTTGGCTTCCATTCTATATTTGTTAGAAATGAATAGCCCATGTACACGTTTTGTATCCTCTTCGTTATTGTATGTTAGGAAGTTGTAATTGTCAACATCAAACATCAATGACTTAGCATCCATAAACCGCTTCATATCACCACCTGTACCTGTAAGAATAGGGGAACAGCCCCATCCAAATGGCGTTGTAAAACCAGGAACAGCAGCCTGTAAGCCTCTCAAGAAAGATCCTTTACCAATCTCATCAATAATGAGCTTACGTGGCTTTGTACCAGCAATAGCTTCTTCGTTATTACCCTCATCTAAGTTACGAATAAGAATTTGAGAGAATGGTATTCTCTCTCCTCCCTTTGTCTTTATTCCTAACGTCACCTGATTCTTCCAATTATCCTCTACACGCTGCCATCTAAAGTATTCAGGAAGGAAGTTGAGGCCCTTGTCAAGCTTGTCTGTAATTAGTTTAATATCTGGAGCATTCAAGCCAGCAATAACGTTCTGTGAGTTCTCATCGAATGTAGCTCCCCAAGCAATGTAACTAGCCTCAAGCACAGACTTAGCAAAACGTCTAATACCCAAAATAACCAACCCACGCTTCTCAGCATGGGCTCTGTCTATTTCATTCGTAACTAACCATTCATTGTCTCTGAGTGAGGGATTGGCATATTTCTGATAGATGCGTCCTCTGTCATCTATAACATCCACTTCTGTATGCCAAAGATTCAAATGCCAATACAGAAAAGGATTGATGAACACACCATCCATCATAAATCCATCAAGACACAGCTTCTTATGAAAGTCAAAGAAGGGCTTGTATTCCTCTGATGTCTTATCAGGAAGACGTGTTTGGTTAATCAACCACTCACTGTATTTAACATTTTCTAGATTCATCGTCTACCTTTAAGAAAATCTTCAGCCATTGAGCCAAGCTCACCATTACCACGTATTTCCACCTTAGATTCTTCTTTCTCTCTCAGCTTATCCACCACCTCAAGAAGAGCTAGATAGTTCTTCATGGTTTCCTGAATAAACTTTCCTTGAGATTCAATACTAGCAATCACCATAGGCAGCATTCCACCCTTAGCTGTAGGTTTCCACTCAATCCTATCTTTAAGCTCATGCATGGGATTGGCATCAACATATTGCTTCCAGCTAGAAAGTTGCTGCTCTGCCCAATCGAGCTCAGTGTTTATGTATGTAGTTTTCTTTGGAGCAGCCATTACGATAGGGTTACAATACCAGCAGCAGCTGTCTTCAGCTCTGTGACAGAGGTTTGTATTGGACCACTGAGCAGCTCCTGAATTTGCTTGTTAGCAATCTCCTTGGTTTTGTCATCAATCCCAGGTGTGGCACACAACGCTGCCAATCTTTCAATTACGGACATTGATTCTTGTCCAACCATAGCTCTATTCATATTAAATTGTTTATATCCTCATCAGAAAGTGTGTCATTGTCATTGTCTTCCTCTTCTTCATCGTACACATCATTGTCTTCTTCTGACATGTATTCTTCTTTCACGACAATATTAATGACATCTTGATCTTCTCCCTGAATACCAATGATGTCAACATAATCAGCTCCAGAGTCCCATATATGTGTCAACGTATCTAGGAGCAGCTGCAAGCTGATTTTTCTAAACCTCACCTCTTTATTCTCCATCAATTTCCTCCTCTTGTTCTCTTGTCATCACTGATTTCCATTTCTCTGTAGGACACGCACAAGACAAGCATTTTGTTTTAGCTGACAGCGTACATCCACAATGTGTACAATGTTCGTCAAAACGTATTGTCTTATGGTTTTTAGAATGAAACTTGCATTCATTACAAATGCTCATTCTCTCCGCTGACACTTGATCAATCTGTTCCTTTAGTTTTTCTTCTGGAAGCAGATTGTTTTTCCAACCTTCGTAAATCTGTGTTAAGCTCATTTATCTTATTCATTAATATTTTACGCTTCAACAACATCTGATCAATATCCTCATCCCACTTCTCTGTTCTAACATCACTGTCAGAGTTAGAAATCATATCTCTCAAACTCATGATTTTACCATCCATAGCATCAAGCTTTTTCTGAGCAGCTCTATCATTCCACTTTAGCGTACCAAACCCAGAAATCTCCACTGTCTTATTTTTCTGTAGGGCTGCCAGCACACTATCAAACTGATGCCTTATCACTTGATCAACAATCTTCACATCCATGTTCAAGGAATGGGCAAGCTGTTTAACAAACCAATCCCTATGGGACATTGAATTAGGCTTTTCCTTCATGCAAAATCTTTATCTCTAATGTAATGTCACTGGAGAAATCTAGGGAAATTAAAGGATTGACAACAATCTTTCCATCCTTCTTAAGCAAGAGGTTACGCTTCTTGAGCTTGCTCACCATATTGTTCACTGTCGCTCCTGTGGTTTCATACGTAGAACAAAACTTTTCTCTATTACTAGGAATAGAAATACTTCCAGAAACAGCAATGAAAGACATCAACTGAACTTCTCTTGTCGTAAGCTCCAAATCGTTCAATGCAGAAAGAACAGAATAATATCTGTACGACACATCCGTGTCATTCTGTAATCCCTTCTTTAATCGTTGTACAATCATTTTCCTATTGGTTTCTAACAAATATAAAACATCCTCCTTGAAAATAACAAATTTTATTATTTCTGTTTTTATTTGAGCACCCCTCCCTTATTGATTGTAATAATCAAGCCCCCCTGTTCCATGAGAATTTGGAAAAGTTTTTTGTGCATGGGGGAGTAGGTTACTTCCAACAGAAACCCCACGTAGAATTGGGGAAGTCGAGGGACTCCCCCGTTTGCCAAAACACACAAACTAAAAACGAAAATGGCACTACAATTTAAAGTTTATGAACCATCCAACACGTTGGAATCTCTTGGAACAGTTAATGACATTATCCCTAACGGGAAATTGAAATTTGTTCCTGGAACTATTGACCGTTATAACAACGGTGTCATCAAGTCAATGAACATGATCCTCATTGACAAGACAGGTGCTAGCGCAACCTGTCCTTTGTCAAAGAGAGTTAGTGCAACCATCAAGAAGGCTCTTGACACTGGTTCCACTAAAGAGGAAGTTGCCTCTGTTATCTTCAACCTAGAAATTGGTGAAGATGAAGATGGCAGAATGTTCATCATGGCACCTCGTGGTTCTTCTGGTGAGGAGGAAGAATTCTCCTTCACTCAACTAAAGAAGGATAAGGTTAAGACTACCTACGAAGATCTAGTGGCTTTTTAAGCCACTATTTCTTCTTTTATATACAGGGTGGGAGTACTAACGTTTGGGTGGGCTTGTTACGCAGTCAATGCATCTGTGCAAATCAGACATATACATAAATACAGTTGCGTATGTATATGGTGTGAGACTGTGTAATTAGTCCATCCTTACTAAAGTACAATGGTTTTATGGTAATGTACAATTTAATAAAGTTTTACACGGGAAAACTAAAACTTCATGTTGTACTTTACAAAGAATTTGTTGAGTGAATAAGAGTAGGAGTGACACCACACACATTATAATGAGGTGTTTTCGTAAGTGTCGTTTTTACTATTCACTATTTTATATAGCATTAACTAACAAACTAGTTGTTATGGAACTGATAATCTCTCCATCATTAATGAATGCATTGATTGATAGTAGTATTGATAATGCTAATACTAAAGACTATTCTTTTGTTGATGAAAGATCGCAAAAGATGAAAGATTGTATTAGCATTATGGAAAATATGGGTGTTAGATCTATTGAATTAGATTTATCTGCTGATGATGATTCATTATTAGATGGATATAGTCTAGATGATCTTTGTTCATTTTAATAATTGTATGTGGCCACGTAGTGCCTTAATCCATCCGTGATGCATGTGAAAGCATGTAGGATGGACATACAATTTATACACACTCTCATCCAATTGTAGGTGTTTGCCTCTAGATCTAAATATTCTAGTATTCAATGGACATCAGGCTAAGGATAACCAACATTCAAGGATTACAGCCTTGTGAGAGTAATAATGCGTCAAACCTGTTTCCCAAGGACAGGCAGTTGTAGTTGGTTATGTCCTTACTAGTTAGGATATAATCTGTAGACCTACTGTCACATAGATGACAGCATGTATAACATCGCCAAAGATGTGGGGCTACAACTGAACGCAGAGGGATAATGATATTCTAGTTATAATCTAACTGGTAAAACTTGCACTGATATGCAGGTAATCCTATACTAGATAGGTTCTTGAATCCACGGGTTGACCACCGTGTAAAATAAAAAGGTTACATGAACAACTAAAGAATTCCTGTAAATGGCTTCTCAAATTGTAGGTTTATGAGTGTAAGAAAACTAGAACCTTCTGATGATACTAAAAGTATTAACCCTAGAAGCGGGGTTTAGTAGAGATATAATGCGAAGTGAAACTCTACTATTTAATGCACCATAACTCACTTCCCAAGGGTGAGCAGTTGTAATAAACTAACTACAGACTAATATCTATAGGAGAACTATGTTCCTTGGCTCTGGTAAATAGAACCCAACCATGAGTAATTACAACTGAGTGCAGAGGGATTTGGAGGGTCAGATGCTCCCAAGCAGGTGCAAAGCCTGCATTTATTTATTCATTTAAACGCACAACAACATGTTAAAATCAATTTTAATTTTCTTGTTTCCTAAGACTATTTCTTCTATTAAACAAGACACCATCAATGAGTATTTTGCTAATGAGGACAGACGTTACTTCGAATCAGATGAAGAACTATGGAAAGAAATCCATGAGTATGAAGAGAGCATGCGTCTTGAATACGAACAATTAAATCAATCAGAGTTATGATTACAGTATGTGTAATGCCCAATTTCAAGGGCACAGGAAAAGAGACATTGAAAGCATTTGTTACATGTCTCATATTAGATAGTATTTATTGTTTACCAATCTTATATCATTATTTATGAAAACATTTAAAGATTTATCATTTAATATAGTGGACGATGATAGTAATTGGATTCGTGCATTTATGAAGTTTGACAATGGATATGGTGTATCTGTTGTCAAGGGTCCTTACAGTTATGGTGGGAAAACAGGTTTATATGAACTTGCTGTCTTAGATAGTGATGGTGAAATCACTTATGGTACACATATAACAGATGATGTGTTAGGTTTTCTCACACCTGAGGATGTAACACGTCACATGATTGAAATTCAAGAATTACCAATTGAAAAAATAGAAAAACAAACAAACCAAAGTACAAACAAAATGAGCACACTAAAATTAGTTAGAGGAATAGCGTTCAGCACTGCTATCCTCGCAGCAGTAGGAATGATTTTTATAATGATTTATGGGCTCCAGGTGGGTCTTAATGATTATAATCTTCTTGGTTCTCTTGCAATCTTCTGTTTATCATCATTGTATGCTATTGCAGTTGATGCAGAGATTAGTAAAAGAAGCACTGAATCAGAAGCGATGAAGAAAGTTCATCAAACAACTATCAAACAGTGTATCTGGATGATGGTATTTCTGTTAGGTATGTCAACTCTTTGTCTGTTTCTATGAAATGGGCAAGGAGTTGTTCTATTACAGGTGAAGGGATGAATCAAGGATGGGTTGGAGATGATGGATGTGTGTATTTCAAATATGAAAAAGATGCACGCAAATGGTGTGTAAGCAGAGGATATAGAGATATAGACGATGCTTACGCTGATGATGTAATCTACTACACAGAATGGGAAGATTTTGAACAAGACGCTGAAGATTATGATAATTGAAAGACAGAGTATTGTATCTGGTAAGACTTATCAGATGGAATTAGATGTCACTCAACAGCAGTTGAATGATTTCTTTAATGGAAGACTTGGATTGATTCAAGAAGCATTTCCTCATTTGTCTATTGATGAACGTGAGTTTATCATATCTGGTATCCATCCAACAGAATGGAGAGAGTTATTTGGTGAATTAGAAGATTAAAAATAAAAACGCACATGAAAAAATCATTTATTGCAGTCCTATTCTTAGGACTAATTAGTGCATGTACTCCAGAGTACATCACAAAAGATCCTATTGATGGAACACCAATAGAGATTAGAGATAGGCAAGGTATCATTGAAGATGCTTTAAGAATTGGTACAGACAGTATATGTATTGTCACAAATGGAAGAAGCGAGTATTATCCAATAAGGTGGATGAATGAGAATACTACAACCTACTGGCAAGACACATTGAAGGATGGAAGTGTGAAAGCTGGAAGTATTACATATCGTGTAGTTTATACAAAAAACCTCATTGAGAAATGAAAAAACAAATTGACAAAAAAGCACTCAGTAGAGCCATTGTGTTCTACAGTTTGTTAGCAGCTCTAGCCATCACACTCACTGTGTGGTGGATTGAGTTCATTAAGTATTTTCCAGAAATTATATTTTAAGAATGAAAACGCATAGATTTTATAAAGAAGAAGGTATATGGTATATAGATCTTCCAGAGTTTCTCATGTTAGGACTTGGAACAAAGGCTAACTTGATGATGGTTGGAGGATCTGATACATATTTAGATAGACTATCAAACAATACTGGTGAGGTGACTGTGTCATTCTCAGATGTAAACTTTGAAGGTTCTACAGACACGTTGGATAGAACAAAACTAGGTCATGATGATATGTACTTAGACTCAGTGGGTCACGCAAGAGTTGATGGTGGTGCATACTACAAATCAATCATTGATGGTCATGAGTTATGGCTTTGTCCTGTTACAAAGTATGTATTTCAAGCAGATTATCCTCAACGTATCTACATAAAGAAAGAGAAATGAGTTTAGTAGAAAGTATTGATCATCATTTTAATGAAATAATCAAGGATAGAATGGTGTCTGAAAAGGACACCTTCTTTCTTTTATTAGGACCAAACGAGTTTCACTATTGTGAACCACAAACCAATGACTTCAAGTGTAAGTTTGGTGAAGCAGTTATCAAAAGAGATGCTTTACCTGAAGGATTTACACTAGCAAAGTGGAAGGTTACTTCTGTAAACAATGAAGAAGAAATGTTGAGTGCTTATGATGAATTCATGAGTAACAGGGAACAATAACATTGATTATTGTGCGCCTGCTGAGCATCAGAATAAACTGCTCAATTATTATAGCATTAAGTAAAATTAAAGCAAATAAACACACAATTAAAGCAAAAACGCACATGAAAGCACACCAAACAATTGCAGACGTGTTGATGGACATCAATACACCTGAAGCAACAAAGAGGTTCGTTGTGATTACAGATCACGAGAACAGTTTTTATTATTCCTATCCAGGAGAAGATGAATTCACTTCTCTAAAAGGACAGGCTTTTCTTACACGTACATTTATTCCTTTTGCAATAAGTGTACATCAAGAAGTGGGATCTCATTTTGTTTACAAATGGGATACAATGAATGAAGTGGTTGATCATTTTGACTTACTATTCAACTCTTAATAGCCATGAAAGTGAAGAATAAAGAACAACTCGACAACTTAATCATTACAATGGTTAAGCTTTATCCCACAAACCTCACTTACGCTTTTAAACGTGTTAGTGATGTCACTGGGGTTAAACCTTTGGTTATATCAAACAGATGGTACACCAATATTAGACATCGTTCTGAGGTGGTTTATAGAATAGTTACAGATGAGGTGGAAATTAAGAACACTAGAGTGATGAGGTCAGATATGATTGAGAAACTTATGAAAATCTTTAGGATATGAAACCACAACTGAAAGAACATATGAAAAATATGACAAGTTTTATTGCAATGATCTTAGCGTTTTACATATTTGTGTATTACATGATTACGCTAGTGTTGATAATAACGTGTAGAACATTGGAATTACACCCATCTTTGGGATTTCTAGCTCATGTAATAGCTTCGTTGACGATTCTATTAACAATATACATGTATGAGCCACGTAAAGACCAAAACAATAAAACTCACAGAAGAGGAGATAGAGAACTTTAGAGCAATTGCTGACAAGTTCAATGTCAAATTTCATGTTAAACAAGTAAAAAACAATTATCATGTTACAGCCCCTGAGGATAAACTAATCCAATGGGGCTATTACGAATAGAGTTATGAGCGCATTCACAGAAGAAGAAATAGACACTCTCATAGAATTGTGGCGTGATAAGCTTACAATAAAAGAGATGGCATGGACAATGAAGAAAAAGCCTACACAAGTGTATTATCAGCTTAAGAAGCGTTCATTAGTAGGGTAAATATTGGGTTTGATGTTAATTAAGTCGCCAGTGCTTTCCAGTGGCAAACTAGTCAGGTGGTGGAATGGAGACACACATTGGAACTGCTTGTAAAAGTAATGGCACATTGAGATAACCTTAGATGTGCGTGTAGGTTCAAATCCTACCCTGACTACACACTAAAAACAAAACACATGGAACTACTAATTAGCATATTAATTGTCACCAGCATTTCTACATTCATTGCTGTATTTTGGGTGAGAGGCATAAATTACATGCATGAGAATCATCCTGATTACAAAGGAGAAGATTTGTTTGATGAAGATTTGAATAAAAATAAACAAACGCACACATGAAACAGACAGCAGTAGATTGGTTGTTCAACAGATTATGGGAAACACCAAAAGATAAGTTTGCATGGCAAAGCATTTTGAAAGAAGCCAAGGAAAGAGAGAAGATGCAAATTGAGAGGGCAAATTTAAACGGTGCATCTGCTACTCTTTTGCACAAATTTGAATTAGGAAAGTATTATAACGAAACATACGGAGAAAATGCCTGACATAACAATGTGCCCAGGGACAAATTGTCCCCAGAAAGAAAAATGCTATAGATTTACAGCAAAACCTAGCGAATATATGCAATCATACTTTATGGAAGCTCCAATTAAGGATGGTAAGTGTGATATGTATTGGGGAGAGAACGCAGAGAGAATCTGGAATCAACTCAAAGATATTGTTGAAGGAAAAGAATAAATGTCCAGTTTTAATCGCTGGACATTTTTATTTTAGCATTATGGAAGTCTATTTAGGAAAACAAGCGAAGAGCCTATTCTATGGCAGAGATATTCCCATTGATTCAATAGGAGTGTTTCAGTCACATGTAGGAGAATGGTTGTATTGGTTCAACGATGGTTGGACGTATGATACAGGGTTTGCTGACACAGAAGTGGAGGCAATGGAAACAGCAAAAAGAAATTTTAAAGCACGTAAAAAAGAAAACGATGAAGAAACTATTTAAAGCACGAGAAATTCAAAGAACAGGAGACTTAGCACCAAGAGGCGTAAAAAGCACAATTAGAGGAACCTACGGGTTCAATGAAGTATTTGAACATATATTCACTGAAGCAAGAAAACCAGATCCATCATGGAAAAACAACTAAACACTTACAAGCATTGGGCAAATTCATATCTGGACAAGGACAATGCAGACAAATTCTTTGCTAATATGGCAAATCAAGAAGTATCAATAGATCCTTCAACTGTGAATGTATTCGAGAATGAATTTCTTTATTCTGCATTCGTTTGGGAGAAATCAAACGAAGGTCATAATTATTGGATGGATATTCAAGATAAACTAGACAAAGACAATGGCTGGGTCATTATTTGATATGAGACATCTCATGTGGTTAGAGGCTAACTTAAAGGTTAGCTTCTACCAACCTGAGAAACTTGAGCAGGGTATGATCTTTATGAATAGTTTATATCCAGGAACAGACAAAGAGTTTGTTGAGCTATGGTTGCTTGAAGAAGACATAGTTGAAGAAGAGTATGACAACTTTGTCAACAAGAATGGTTTTCCTGTTGAGATAATGGTTACATTAGAGATGAACAATCCTGATGAGCCTGATTACATCGTTGCATATTTTCCAGAAATAGGATGGATTCATCAGGATGATGACTCAATCAGAGAGTTTGATATTGATGATGCTAACTGGATTATTCAGAATAATAATGGTGTGGTGCATGTACTAATTGATGAACAAGCTTATGATCAAGATGGTACAATCTACACCATCACAGAAGACCAAGAAGTTATCATGAAGTATCAATTTGACGATGATATATATGAAGATGATCATGATTGGGATGAATACTTGGAAGACTAATTAAAATTATGTATTTTACTAACGGAAAAAGTTATGAATTTATACTTGTCAACATTTCTAATATTTCTGATTCCCACTGTACAATTGAATATTAACAGTGAGACAATGTCCTTTCAATACATCTATGAAAGTGATCAAACAACAAGGTCATTAATTGAGAAGTTTGAGGGAATAAAGTTAACTGCTTATAAATGTCCATCAGGAATTCCAACAATTGGAATGGGTTCTACTCGCTATGAGGATGGGACAAGAGTGAGAATGGGAGATGAAATCAGTAGGAATAGAATGAATGAGCTTTATAATTTTCATGTAAATCAAACAAGAAGACAGTTAGAAAACTTAGTAGAAACTAAACTTAATCAGAATCAAAAATCTGCATTAATTAGTCTTTTGTACAATGTTGGATATGGAAATTTTAAAAAGTCAAAACTTTTAAGAATGATAAACACAAATCCTAATGATCCTAGAATTCAAAAAGAATTTATGCATTTTACGACATCAAGAGGAAGAGTGTTAAAAGGATTAAAAAAAAGAAGAATCGAAGAATTAAAATTGTATTTCACAAAAAACTAAAATTATGGCAGTAGAAATTTATTTAGAACCTGAACTAGAAGAGATGGTTGGTTCTGTAGAAGTAACAGAAGAGTGGAAACAGCTTGCTGAAGAACTTGGTATGGAAGGTCAGTTGAAACTGATTACACCAAAGTCAGGAGAAGAGAGTGATAAGAATCCTTCTCCATACATCCACATGAACGCTAAAGCAGAGCGTGTATTTGCAATCCTTTGTCCAGAAGTGGTTGATTACAAGAAATATGACAAGTCTACCATCCCAAGAGATGTATTGAGAGAAATTGCTATGGCTGAAAGACTGAAATTCTTTGATAAGATTTGTATTTGGTATGATGACGCTTCTCCAGATCCTCTTGTAGTTGGTTACATCAAGGTAGGAACCTATGAGTATGTAAAACACATGATTGCTAGATTTGGTGATGAGCTTCTTCCATTTGAAGAATTAGAACGTAAGTCCATCAATAGACTCAAGAAGAGAATGACAGATAAGCTGAAATCTAGCCTGTCTGCAATTGATTCTACAGTGGATGAATTCTTCAATCCTACTAGATATAATTCAGAAGTTTTGAGAATTGAGTTTACAGGTGTTACATACAACCATAGATGTGGTAGTTAATGAATGTCTTAATCTATGACATAGAAACTCTAAAAGAAATGTTTCTCGTGGGGATTTATATTCCTCACGAGAACACATATCATGAGTTTGAGGTGAGCAAAAGCAAATACGATCTAGATAGGTTTGTGGAGTTCTCAGAGAGGTATAAAGACTTCTATTGGGTGGGTTACAACAATCTAAGATTTGATAGCCAGGTAGTTGAATGGATCTTGAGAAAGTGTCATGACTGGGGAGAAAAATCTAATCTAGAAGTAGCAGGTATGATTGCTCAGAAAGCGCAGGATGTTATTCATGATGCTAATTATGATGTGTTTGCTGAATATCGTGAAGAAGATCTTACACTCAAGCAGATTGATTTGTTCAAGATACATCACTTTGACAATAAGAACAGGCGTGTTAGTTTGAAGAGACTAGAGTTTGAAATGGATCTTGAGAACATTGAAGAGATGCCAATTCACCACACAAAAGTGGGAATGACTCTAGAAGATAGAAAGCTCACACGTCAGTATTGTAAGAATGATGTTATGGCCACTTATGAGTTTTACAAGGTGACCATAGGTGAAACAGATCATCCGTTGTACAAGGGTAATGATCAGATACAGCTAAGACTTGATATAGAAAAAGAGTTTGATATTCCATGTATAAACTATTCAGATAGTAAAATTGGTGATGAGATCATCAAGAAATACTATTCTGAAGAGAAGAAGATTGATATCAAAACACTTCCTAGAAAAGGTCACTTTAGAAAATATATCTTCATTAGCCAGTGCATAGCTCCGTATGTACAGTTCAAGACTGTCCAACTCACAGAGTTTCTTAAGAAGATTAAGAAGATGCGTCTGGAGCTCACAGATGATTTCAAGGAACATATACACTTCTATGACAACGTGTATTCGTTCATGAAAGGTGGATTGCACACAGAAAACAAACCAGAAGTTTTTGAGGAGGATGAAGATCATCTAATCATTGACTGGGACGTTTCTAGCTACTATCCTGCCATTATCATCAACAATAAGCAGTATCCATATCATTTAGGTAAAGAGTTCCTTACAGGCTATAAAAAGATGTATGAGAAACGTCTTGAACTAAAGCCCTTTGCAAAGAATGATAAGAAGATTAAAGGTATTGTTGGTGCGTTGAAGCTTGCTGTAAACTCTGTGTATGGTAAATCTAGTGACATGAATAGTTGGATATATGATAGACAACTAACTATGTTTACAACCATCACAGGAGAATTGTCCTTGATGATGCTTATTGAAGCGTATGAAACTAAAGACATACGTGTGATATCAGCAAATACTGACGGTGTTACAATCCATATTCATAAAAGCAAACTCGCTGAGATGAATAAGATTAATGACTGGTGGTGTAAGATTACAGGATATGAGCTTGAGAGAGCTGATTACAAAAAGATTATATTCTCAACAGTTAATGACTACATAGCAATCAAAACAGATGGAGAAATTAAAAAGAAAGGGGATTTTCTCACGGATTTTGAACTTCATAAAAACAAATCCGCCAGAATTGTCCCTCTTGCTCTTGAGTCTTACTTTGTTAGTGGTGTTCCTATTTCTGAAAGTATTATTCTTCATAGAAATCCTTTTGATTTTTGTATAAGACAGAAATCAACCAGTGATTTTCATTATGAGGGATATAGAAAAGGAATGGAGCCATCCATTTACAATAAGCTCATTCGTTACTATGTAACAAGTGGTAGCGATGGTGAGAAACTATTGAAAATCAAGAACCAAGATTCACAGTCAACTGCACCAAACAGTTCACAAGTAGAGGCTGGTGATTGGTTATGCAAGGTGGTGAATAATCTTCCTGCAAACACAGATGTCAAATCAATGAATATCAATTATCAGTATTACATTGATAAGGCTGAAAGTCTTGTGTTGAAGATTGTTACAAAAGGTAAAAAGCGGAAAGTAGAAAGAATAGCTAATCAAATTTCTTTATTTTAATTATGGAAGAAGAAAAATCTTACACACAAATAGAAACACTACCTCCTGTTAACTTTATTCCTGTACATTTAAGATCAATGAAAATTCCAATAACAAGAGGAAGCAGATACTTCGATCTGTATGGTGTAGTGCATGTAGTGATATACTCTAAGCCAGATGTGATTAAGTTGATGCCGCTCAAGGACAATGCAATGATTGACGTTTGGGATGTTGATGAGTTTAAGAACCAAGTGAGGCTTCTAAAGTTCACACATGTCCCACATCCTCCAATAAGTAGAGCAAATGTTTCAGAACATCTTCTGGAATATCAATTCAATATTATTGGTAAGACGATGGCTAACACTGTTACAGAAACAGAATGGAAGAAAGAATGGAAACTGACTAAGAAGCAAAAGGAAATATTCAAAAGTTATGCCCTTGGAATATTAAAAAAAGTTTTTAGATTCAACGGTGCAAAGGCTCGCGAAACATACGAGTTTTTTGATAAAAACTTTGGACTTCTAACACTTTGAGTCATGGCCAGTTTTCTTCTGATCTATTTTTTGTTTAGCACTGCATCATTAATTGCATTAGTAGAATTTATAATTAAACATGATAGAAAACGATGAACACGAACGAAGATTACGAACACGAACACGTTAGAGAAGCTGCTATCATACGATTGCAGCTGAGAGAAGAAGTGGAACAAGCAAACCACGAGTATGAGAAAATAAAACCTGCAAAAATCATCGTAACCACAGAGAAGAACAATGAAGTTCAATGTGACACCCTCCCATTTTGAACAACTTCTCAAACAATCCTATAGTCTAGATCACATTTTCTTATTGAAGCTTGTAGAGGCCAATGTTGACATGCAACCATTAACAGATGGAAGTATGAAAATAGCTGGCCTCTATCAGTCTTTGATCAGGAAAGGTCTTGTCTCTGATGTAACACAAGAAGTTACTCAGCTAGGAAGAGAGTTGTTAACATTTGCTGATTCAGAAGTTAAACAGCCTATGAAAAAACTGAAGCAAAAATCATCAGACTTTGAAAGCTGGTGGAATGCATTTCCATCTACAGATAACTTTGAGCACAAAGGAAAGAAGTTTCCTGGATCAAGAGCGTTGAAGAGAGCTAGAGAAGATTGTAGAATCAAATTCAATAAGATTCTTGCTGAAGGGGAGTATGTTGCACAAGACATCGTTGATGCTACTAATCTAGATGTATATCTAAAGAAGGAAGCTTCTTTACGAAGTGGTGATAATAAGCTTAGCTTCTTACAGAATAGTCTCACCTATCTTGTACAGAGAAGTTTTGAGCCGTTTATAGAGATGATTAAAACAGGAGTGGAAATACCTAACGCACAAACAAAAAGATCAGTGGATATATGAGTTTTGACGCACTTAAGAAAGAAGTAGACAATGGTCTAAATGGTAGGAACAATGGTATTCCTATGGGATTTCATCGTCTTAATAGATACATAGGCATTCGTAAGAGAATGTACTTTGTAACAGGTGGTTTGACAGGCTCAGGTAAGACTAGCTTTGTTGATGATGCGTTTGTTTTGAATCCTTATGACTGGTATATCAGTCAGAAAGACCCAAAATTCAAACTTCGTATCATATATCGTTCAATGGAGCGTAGTAGAACATACAAACTTGCCAAGTGGGTGTGTAGAAAGATCTTCTTAGATCATGGCTATATCATTCCTGTGAGTAAGTTGTTGGGCTGGACTGAAAAGATGACAAAAGATGAACATGACATATTTCTATTGTATAAAGACTACATGGAACAGATGGATGATGTCATCACAATCATTGATGGTCCAGAGAATCCTGTTGGTATTGCTAAAGACTTGAGAAGTCATGCATTGAAACATGGGACTATTGAACAGCTTGATGAATACAACAAGATTTACATTCCTAATGATGAGAACGAAGTGACTATTGTTGTTGTAGATCATTTAGGATTGCTCAAGACTACTAAAGAGCTCACCACAAAGAAACAAACTATTGACAAGATGAGTGATGAACTCAGATATGCAAGAGACTTCTATGGTTATACCATTGTGGCTGTGCAGCAGTTCAATCGTGACATATCTAATCCTATTAGAATCAAGAATGGTGATGTAGAACCGCAGCTAGAAGACTTCAAAGAGTCATCAGTTCCTCAAGAAGATGCTGACGTTGTGCTAGCACTATTTGATCCTATGAGATATAAAGTGTCTGATCCTAGTGGTTACAATCTTGACAAGCTGATTGATGAATATGGTGGTAAGTATTTTAGATCACTAAGACTCATCAAGAACAGCTATGGTGAAGATGATGTGAGAATTGGTCTTGGCTTCTTGGGCCAGATAGGTATGTTCAAGGAACTTCCCAAGAGGAAGGATATGACAGATGTAGATTATGAAAATGTTGTAAACAAAAGCTTCTTCTTAAATGATCAGCATAGCTCAACATTGCGATAAATGTAAAAACATCACGAGTCACACTCTGAATAATGGTGTGATTTTGTGTTTGAAATGTAAAAAGCAAACAAAACTGAATAATAATGAAAAGAGAACAGTTAGTAAAAATTCTGAAAGAACTACAGAGTGATGAATATGACCCTGAAGAAGTTGCAAAAATGAATAAAGAACAGATAGTGGAAGCTATTATTGAATGTGCATTATATTACAAATACAATAACAATTAAAACAAACCAAAAAATTATGAATGTTTACGAGAGTACACTAGAAAAATTACCAGAGGTATTTACATCTCACACTTACTTAAATGTATTAAGAAAGTCAAGCTTACCAAAGAATGTGATTGAGCAAGGACATCACATTGATTTTCTTGCAGAAAGATGTAAAAGAATCACTCCAAAGACATGGAGAAAAAGATTTACAGAAGAAACTGTAAAGCCTGCTGAAGTTTCAATTACTGTGAATCAAGTGGAAAATAAAACAACTCCACAACCTTCACGAATTGAAGAAGCCATCTCTCTTCTAAAGTCAAACGGATACAAGATTTACAGAACAGAACTTGTTGAAGTTTAATGACTCTAAGAGACCAAAGACAAGCTGAATTTGCAAAAGCTTGGAAGGACAAAGGAGAATATGGTATTCTTTATTTGTGTCCACGATTTGGTAAGATTAGAACCAGTATCAATATCTTGAAAGAGTTTCCTGATAATGCCACTGTGCTTATTGCTTATCCAGACAACAAGATTAAACAATCTTGGTTGGATGACTTTGAAGTGTTGAATTATGAAAATCCAAACATCACGTTCACTACACATCTTTCATTGAAGAAGTATGCGAACAAATTGTTTGATCTAATAATCATTGATGAGATACATCTACTGAGCGAGGCTCAGATTGATGTGTGCCAAGAACTTCTTACAGACAATAAGAAAGTATTAGGGTTAACAGGAACTCTTTCTAGAGATACAAAGAATGCATTGTCAGACTATTTAGCACTGAACATTGTTGCTGAATATCCTCTTGAAAGAGCAATAGAAGAGGGTATTATTGTAGACTATCAAATCACTGTTGTTACTACACCATTAGATAACATCACTAAGCAAATGTTTGGAACCAAATCCAAAACAGAGAAGCAGCAGTACGATAGTTATGGATGGGTGATTAACAAGATGCAGTCAGAATACAGAGATACTATGTTTCTTAGACTAGCAAGGATGAGACTCATACAATCTTCTTTAGCAAAGAAAAATCTTACCAAGAAGTTAATTAGCAAGCACCAGGATGAGAGAATGCTCATATTCTGTGGTGTAACAAAGGTGGCTGATGATTTAGGAATTCCTTCCTATCATAGCAAGTCCAGCGAAAAGAAAATGTTCAACGATTTCGCTGAGGGAAAAGGTAATCACATGGCTGTTGTAAAGATTGGTAACACAGGTGTGACATATAAACCCTTGAATCGTGTAGTGATTAATTACTTTGATAGCAACAGTGAAAACCTTGCTCAGAAGATACAGAGATGTACAGCTATGGAATATAACAACCCTGATAAAAAAGCTCAGATATACATCATATCAAGCAATGAACAGGTGGAGTTGAAGTGGTTGCAGAAGTCTTTGGAATTCTTTGACAGAAGTAAAATTAAGTTCATTGACTCTAGGAATTTATAACTAAAAAAGTTAAATTTACTAATCAAGAAAATTAAAAACTAAAACTAAAAGCAAATGGCAAGTAAACTGATTGGGATTGTTGGAGAAACATCCACAGGAAAATCAACATCAATCAAACACCTAAATCCAGATGAGACTTACATCATCAACGTAGCCAAGAAGGAACTTCCCTTCAAAGGTTCTGAGAAGATGTACAGCGCAGAAAAAAAGAATTACAAAGAAGTGGATGATGCCAACGAAATTTCTAGGCTTCTAAAAACCATTTCTGAAAAAGCACCACACATCAAGAACATCGTGATTGAAGATTCAAACTACATCATGGGTTTCACTATGGTTTCTAAAGCTACAGAAACAGGCTATCAAAAGTTCTCTATTATGGCTAAGGACATGGTGGATTTGTTTAGAACAGCAAGAATGCTCAGAGATGACATTGTTGTGTTCTATTTCACTCACCCAGAAGTGATTGAGGATTCTGGTGAAATCATTGGTTACAAGATTAAAACAGCAGGTAAGTTGATTGACAACCAAGTGTTGTTAGAAGGTTTGATGACTGTGTGTCTTTACACTCTTGTAGAAGAGCAGAAGGATGGTACAGCTACGTACAACTTTATAACTAACAGGTTTAGAAAGATGCCAGCTAAATCACCAGATGGTATGTTTTCTGAATTGAAAATTCCAAACAACCTTCAAGTTGTTGTGGATAGTGTAAATGAGTATTATAAATAAAACAATTAAACAATTAAAGCTATGTCAGGAATTGGCGGATCAAAAAGAGAAAGAAAAGAAGGTGGAAGCGAGTTTCCAAAGAAAGTTGGCTTATTCGAAGCTAGTGTCATCGCAATCAATCCAACGATTGAGCAGTACAAAGACATTCTTGGAATCGAATTGAAAGAAGATAGCAAAGCAACTGAATATCTTGGTGAGAGTAGAGATGGTAACACTACCATTAGAATTAGCGTCTGGTTGAAAGACGTTAAGTCTGGTCAAAATTTCAACATCAACTACTTTCTAGAAGATAAAGAGCGTGAGAACAAAGATGGGACCAAAAAGCAATATATTAATCAACTAGGACTTTGTGCTTGGGCAGCTGATGAAGATGGTCTAGCTCAGTGGTTCAAAGGAACTCCTGATAATCCAAAAGATTTCAGAGTGGCTTATGTTGGTGAAGAGGAATTCTATGAGTTTCTACGCAACTGGTTGTGTGAACTAGACTATAGCAGAAATGATACTACGCTTTCTTTAGATTGGAAGAAACTAATTAGGGGAAATGTAAGAGAGATTACTTCTCAGATCAATGGTGAGTATTGTGGAAACTTTGTAGCAATGGCTACAATCACTACCAGAGAGAAAGATGGTGAGTTGAAAGAGTATCAAAGCGTGTACAACAAAGCATTTCTTCCAGCATATTCTTTGAAGCAGTTCAGACTAAAAGAGAATGATTATAATGATTCATCTCGTGTCAGTGCACTACTTACTAAGAAGTCAAAAGATCTTCGTCCACACGAAAGATTTGTTGTTAAGATTGCTGGTGAGTATGGATGTAAAGACTACTATACATTTAAAGACTTGCACGATTATGATCCAGAAATGAACATTGCAGCATCAGATAAAGTAATTGCTGACGATGATGCTGATTATTGATAAATAATCTTTTAAATTCAAGGCTCTCAGCAATGGGAGCCTTTTTTATTTACACACTATGGCAAAAGTAATTTGGATACCTGGAAGCATTGGGGAACTACTTGATAAAGTGAGCATCCTCAATATTAAACGTGTCATGATTAGTGACACAGAGAAGCTAGCAATGGTAAAGGATGAGCTACAAGAGTTAATGGATGTAGCCACACCTTTTTTAGAAAACAAAGAAGTAGAAGAGCTGTACGATCTTCTCCTAATGGTGAACAAAAATCTATGGGATGTAGAAGATGTCCTGAGAAAAATGGAAGCTAACAAACAATTTGATGAAGAATTTATTGCAAAAGCCAGAAGTGTCTATTTCCTTAATGACAGACGATTTGAACTGAAGAGTAAGATCAATGGTGCTATGGGATCTAGAATAAACGAGGTGAAACAATATGTGAATTATCAATGATTACTGGGGAGAAAAAAGTATTCGAACAACTAAATTTTGAAACTGTACTTTCTAAAATATCTGAGTATGATATATTCAGATGGTACATGCCTAATAAGAAGTGGGAAGTTAATAGAACAACTTATTCTCCATTCAGAAATGAATCTAGGCCCTCTTTCACAATCTATTCTAAAGATGGTAGATTATTCTATCTTGACTTTTCAGATCCACACTACAGAGGCAATTGCTTTAATTTCATAATGCAGTTGTTTAATGTTAGTCATATTGAATGTTTAGAAATGATAGATAAAGATTTTAATCTAGGAATCAGAATAAAGAAAAGAGATGATCTACCTAGTCATACAGAGATTGTTTCTAAGTATAAACAGCCTGAGAAGTTAGAAAAGAAGTATTCACACATTCAAGTGATCACTAGAAAATTCACTAACGAAGAGCTAGAATACTGGAATCAATATCATCAAGACATACAAGATCTAAAGGATAATAACATCTATTCTATCAAGAAACTTTATTTGAATAGAAGCATCATCCATCTTAAAGAAACTGAACTTAGGTTTGGTTACTTCTATGATGGTCATTGGAAGATTTATAGACCTTTCAGCAAAGATTCTAAATGGTTTCCCAACAATACACCAATCACTGCTATGGATGGTAAGGATAATCTTGACAAAACCAAGATGGCTTTCATAAACAAAAGTAAGAAAGACTATATGGTGATGAAGAAGATCTATCCTCATTCATGCGCTGTTCAAAACGAAGGAGTGGCTTGCTTCTCTGAAGAAAATATTGACTTCTTGAAACACAACTCAAGCAGCCAAATCCTTTCTTTTGACAGTGATGTTCCTGGTGTAAAGAATTCTAAAATGGTAACAGAGATGTTCAACTTTGACTATTGTAATGTACCAAGGTACTATCTACAAGAAGGAATCAAAGATTGGGCAGATCTGGCAAAGAAGTATGGAATGCAAATTATTGAACATTATTTAAAACAAAAATTTATAATACCATGAGCGGAGAAGTAAAAGAGTTAGTGGCATGGTGCGCAGAGCGTGCCAAAAATTGCCCATCATTAAAAGAAGAGATACAAGATCTGCTAGACCTAGCAATCAATGAGATTGAAGAAGGAGGATCAATGTATCATGAAATAAGCCTATGCATGGCAGATGTAGAAGAACTAATCAAAGAAAACTGTAATTAATTATGTCAACTTATTCAACAACTAAATATTTTCTCACAGGTACGGAACTTCCTAAAGAAACAAGAACATATAAGCCTGTTTCACATGGTCAACTAATTGACCTCACCCTGGAGAGCATTCATCAAGCAGGATTTAAGCTTGAATCAGAAAAGTATTCTGCTGCAAGAGATGGTAATGTCGCTAACGGTAGATTCACAATCAGTAACGTAGCTGATAGAGAGATGCAGCTACAGATTGGATGGCAGAACAGCTATGACAAAAGTCTTAGTTTAAAGTTTGCTATTGGTACACAAATCATTGTTTGTCAAAACGGAATGGTTAGTGGTGACTATGGTGCATTCAAAAGAAAGCATCAAGGGGATGTACAAGAGTTTACACCAAGTGCTATTGTAGAATACATTAAAGCTGCTGGTGATGGATTTAGAAAGATGCAGAATGAGCGTGAGCTTATGAAGCATGTTCAGATTGATGCTCGTGTAACAGCTGAGCTTGTAGGAAGAATGATTCTTGAAAAAGAATTTATTGAATCTACACAAGTAAACATCATCAAGCGTGAGTTGAAGAAACCAACGTTTGATTATGGTGCTCCAGAAAGCTTATGGGAGTTGTATCAATACACTACGTATGCTATGAAAGATGTGCATCCAACACTATGGATGGGTAATCACGTTGATGCTCACGAGTTCTTTGTAAATGCATCTGGTGAGATAAAAAGTAAATCAATTAACATTTCATTCGAAGAGTCTCCAGTTAGGAGACAGTTGACAATCTTTGATCAAATCGCAGAAGCAGATGTTGTGGGATAAATTCAAAGATCACTTTCATGAGAGTTGGCATGATGTA